AGCCGGCTGCTGAGCGTTACCCCATAGTTCCGGGGTTAGCGAAGTGAGACCGCCCGCAGCAACGTCTCCGTCTATCAGCTGACAGATCACTGGCACACCAACACCTGAAATGCCATCGAATGACACACCCCATCCGAGAACGCGAATGTCTGTTGTCGAGGGCACGGCCACTTGTAGCACCGTCTTTGCGGTCGCAGCTGCCAGAGCCACGACTGTAGGCATCCACGTCGTAGCAGTAGCTCGCGGTATTGCGGAATACTCTGCCATTGTTATCTCCCGTAGTGTGCTAGGACTTTCCTGCTAGTGAGACCTCTCACTGGAACCCTGATCTTCTCCTGTTGCGGTATCAGCCCGGCGGCTGCGGCAGACGGAGATATGATAACGGCGCCATTGACTGAAGAAACCGTCTGGGACACCACAGCGGTCTGCTGCGCTATGGCGGTAGCTGCAGATAGCTGCTGGGCGAATACCGCGTCCTCAACATTAGCCGAGCCGGTGATGCTGGTACATCCGTCAATCTGTCCTGTTACCGCGCCACCTGTTCCTCCGGCCGGAGCGACAGCCGTCACCTGAACAGTAATGGCCGCCACCCGAAGCCCTGTGAAGTAGAGAAGCAGGTCTGCTGCAGTAGCCGGTGTAATCGCCGGATAGGTAATTGTCGTGCCGGAAGTTCCACCGAGTACGGATGCAAATACCGGTGTTCCGGTCCAGGCTCCTAGCGCAGTACACGTAGCAATATAAGCGGAGACAGCGGAAATAGTCAGAGCCGGACTGTCAGTAGCTGTCCCATCAGCCGTTCGGGAAAACACCGCAAAGTTATCATTGGTCTGAGTAGCCTGCGGAATACCGGCAACCCATCCGGCCGGAGTGGTAATAGTCACAGCAGAGCCGCCACCCCAACACGCGGAAAGTAGCAACAGGTCACCGGACACGGTACCGGCCGGAACACCAGGAGTGCGTGCAGTAGCCGTAGCAGTAGCGTTCGCCCCGGCATTAACCGCGCCACGTATGACAACCGGCATACTCTCGCTGCCCTCCTGGCTATAGAATCCTCACTGGTTCCGTTAGGCGTATAAGCCTAACTGGTGATGTCCCTCCGCGAGCTAGGCATTCCCGGCAACATGCACCTCCGCACGCCACGATCGAGGCGTGAATGGGGCATAGCCAGATTTCCCGCTCGTGCTCAGCTACTCCGCATGTCCTGCGGTAGAGGCTCGCCGGGGTAGCGCCGCAGACCTGCGATGGGCCATTCACCCCAGACGCTGTACATGGCTCCCCACGTGGTATGCGTAGGTCTGGTATAGCCGGTTTGAGCAGATGTATCGCCACCTTGCACCCGCCGTCATCCAGAGACGTATGATCCGTACACGGTGATACTCCCCGCGCTTGGCGCTTGGATTACATTGGCGCGAACGTACTGTATCACGTCGCCATCGTTGCTGTAGATGCCTGGTCCGGTCATCTGCCCCACGCCGAACCAGTTTACGTTGTCGAGTGACGCCTCGAATGTGACGCGGAACACCGAGTCGGCAACAGACGGGATGACCTGGAATGTCAGAGACCGGGACATCACGGTAAGGTCTACTGCGGCACCCGGCCCTGCTGCTGACACTGCAGCGAGCAGGGTCTTTGATAGAACAGCCACTTCACCACTCCTTTCAGACTTGGCCTAGACTTGACAGAGGAAGCCGACGCCGGCAGAACCCGTACCGGCTGCGGCCTGTAGGCTGTCCCCGATGGCCGGCGTACGCGGAGAGGCCAGCAGGAACGCCGCGATGGTATTCGTGCCTGTGCCGGAGGCACCGTCCGTGCATATGCCCCAGTTGGCCGTACCCGGCGCGGACGTGAACGGACCCCATGTCATGATGGCCGTGTTGTAGATGAGAGACGGGCTCGCTGCGGTCGCTGCGACCGGGCCATAGTTCTGGCGCGCGTAACCGGATGCTGTCGCGTACTCGTTGATGGTCGCACCGGCCATCGTGATCTCGGTCGACTGAAGAACGCCTGACTGGGCCGACGTTGACATCGCCATGTAGGTCGCGGCGGCTGCCGGGCTCTGGGTCTTGAGGAAGACCGCGTTGAGAGCCTGCCGCTCTGCGTACTGGAATAGCTGGCCGGCTGATAGGAGTGTCATAGCTTTGCGCCTTTCGTGACCGGCTCGAAGTAGCTGAATGCTACCGGGTCGATGGTCGTGATACGGTTGATGCCGATCCCATCGACCCACTCGACGAGGGGCCAACCGGATTCGGCGTCGTTCTCCAGAACGGTGACTTCCGTCCCGGTCTTGAGGTCCATCTCCGTCATCTCGGCGGTTAGGGCCTGGCCCTTGGCGTCCTCGCCGTAGCCGACACCGGCCGGGTGATTGTAGATGAACTTGTCTCCTGGATTTGCCATTGCTTTCCTCCCTACTTGATCGAGCCGTCTGAGTTCCAGTTGTCTGGAATCATGTTACTCGCGCCTAGCGCTTTGGCACGCCGGATCAGGTACCGTCGGACCAGAGCGTGATCACCCTTAGCCCGGCCAACAGCCCTGATCGCCTTTTTCAGATATGTAGTGTTCGGCGTCGGGAATCGCGGGGCACCTCCAGACTTGGAGGGCAATGCTGCACCCTTTGCGCGCGCCGCTTTTCTTCCCGCTGTAGTTTCAGCCGGTGGCGTTTTGGCCATGGTATTCCTCCCATGCGGCCCTAGCCTCTGGTCCCGTCTTTCCTTGCGTCACCTGCCGCCATTCCGAAGTCAGCGCCTCGTTGGCCGGCTGTTGTCCTCGAAACATCGGGCAGGCTACGCAATTACAATAGTCGTGCGGGTGGAAGTCCGACATACCGCCGCTGAATGGACCCCGCGCTGCGTGCATGACACAGAAGCTACATGCATTCTGTTCAGTCAGTCTCTCCCATCCCGCAGACTTAGGATCATTGAGGGCCATTGCGATGACGGTATCCCGGCCTCCCATAAGCGCAAATCGCGCACCCGCACCACTAACAGAGTTACGGGCAATCAGGGAAGCATCGCCCGGCTCTCTCTTCATCTTATTCAGTTGGTGGTAAAACGCACCGTTTGCGACCGAATCCGAGACCCTGTCAAGTTTGTCGGTGTTTGGCAATGCAGCCTGGACCCTGGTAACCCTCTGCCCATCGGCGTAAGATAGCGCCTGATAGAACTTGGAGGCGCTCGCGGCCGACGCCCTGTAATGCATCAGCACGACTTGCTTCAGCAGCGGATAGAACTGGGGCCAGCTAGCCGCAAATGGCTCCGGGTTGACGTTGCGATCCCACATGTCTCGGATCGTCATGACTGCCTGCCGGCCCAGAGCTTCCTGCTCCATCCTGTAACGTGCAATAATCAGGGATGAATCCGGCGTCCGTCTATCGGCGTCTGTGCCATTGTATGGGTATCGGGACGAGACTCTAACCGGCATCGGCCCGCGCCGCGTCCGAGGACTAGGGCCGACCTCGCGGGCAGGCCCTAGCGCGTTCCGATCCTGTTGCTTACTCATGGCGATGACTGGGTACCGGGACCCTGAGTGCCGGTACGGGTTGGAGGAATGATGAGGGCGCGGTTACCTGGGGCTGGTTGGTTCGGAGCTAGCGGCACCTGTCCTGGCGGACCGGATGGCCTAGCCTGACCTGCCTGACCTGCCTGACCAGCCTGGGCCTGCTGAGCGTTCAAGACAGCTTGCTGTGCCATGACCTCCGCCTCCTGCTGCTGCTTGGCCTTGGTCCAGGTGTTGACATCGTCGGCGGTGACGCCTGGTATCTTCCGCCACAACTCTTCAACCGGGACACCGAGCATCGTTGCGGCCTTGCCGAGCCCGTCGATCGTCGCGGCGAATGCACGGGCCGAGGTATCGCGCCAGACAACTTGCCCGTTCGTGTCATCCCAACCCTCTTTGTCATCTGAGGCCAGGGCTGTTAGCCGGAAGACGTTACGCCACGGGTCGGTCAAGTTCGACTGAAGCTCTGCTATCTTGCTGTCGAGCCCGTCTCGCGCTGCTGCCAGTGCCTCCGCGCTGAGGTTGGCGATTTGCCCAAGCAGGTGGTACGGCGGCACCTGTGTAATTGTAGCCATGTGCCTGATACCGGACTCGCGGGTGTCCAGGTACTGCTGCAGGTTGCTCTCGCCGAACTCGCCAAACTTTGTGCCGGGGTCCTCGGCCGCCCAGACACGATCGACACCCGGCCGGAATGGCGTCTGCTCGCGACCCTCGACATCAACAGGCGCCATCCCGGTTACCCAACGCTGGCGGAACGCCTGGTACTGCTCGGCCATCATGCAGTTGAAGGTGTCGAAGTTGATCTGATCCTGAAGCGGGATGATCGGCTCAACCTCCCCGGTGCAGTCTGTATCGCCGTCAAGGTCTATCTCATACAGGAACCTGACGACAGGACAGACCCCTAGCCCGTGAGACGCGACAGGCATCTGACCGCCAAGATTCGGGTCATCAATCTCGGCTATAAGCAAGTCTGACTCACCGTCGGACAGGACAGCTCCCGGCCTGCTGAGCATCGTGTACCGGGACTGCTCATCGTACAGGGAGACGAGTAGCTGGCTCTTGCCGGGATCGGCCGCGTTGGCGACTGTGCGGACCTCAATGGCCACCTGCGGCCATTCATCATCGACGTCATCGGCATAGAGCGCCGTCATACGACGCGGGCTAACCGGCCTGAGGACAGGTACATTCGCGCCGGGTAGCTCCTCATCGGTGGATAGCTGACCGGGCAACACAAGGACGTATGCAGCGCCATGCTTGGTGACAGATCGGTGCACGCCGTGCTGCCTTGATATCATGCGGTTGGCCTCGAACGCACTCCAGGAAGGCTCCGGACTCGGAGAATTGGCTGTCTCGACCGTGGTCTCACCGGATGGCTTGTACCCGTCGACATGAAGGTTCTGCGATATGACAGAGACGATCAGCGGCAGGAAGTTCCGCCTGGACTTTTTCATGATCCAGCGGTACTCAGAGTTGACGCCCTTTGGGGCATAGGGCGGATCGTGAGTCCCCTGCATATACTTGCTTATTTTGCGTAGCCTTGCCTGCTCCACCGACCGCATCCGCAGAATCTGATTTGCGATACTCGGCACATCGGCTTGATCGACTATCATGGCCCTCCTAGCTAAAGCTCCATATCCTCGCCCCGGCACCAGGACTGGACTTTTTCTTAATCAAGTCCCGGTGTTCCTTGTACAGCTTACTGGCCAAGACAAGCCGCCTCGCGTGCCTGGCCATAATCATAGCGACGCAGCCGTCTATCTTGTTCACTGACTTCGGCGCTTCCTTGCCTATGCTCACACCCCAGCGGTTCGGACGCCGGCGAGCGTTGACGACATGCCTGCCCAGGTAACTGTCGCCGTCGTGGATAAAGCCGGGCGGGTTGCTCTCGATCTCGCTCAGTACCATCTCACAAGCCTGGGTGAACTCTCCAACATGACTACGCATGTCCCAGGCAACGGGCTGCGGATCGCGCCCGCCAGGGACGGCCCAGATGTAGAGG